TATACAGCGCACAAGGCATTGATGACGAACAAAAGCGGGCTATCCTGCTAGACCTAACGGATGGACGGACAAATACCACAAAAGAGTTGACATACAGCGAAGCAATGTATCTCTGTGGCTATTTGAACGGTGCGAAAAAAGAAAACCGGGATTTGACTATCACCGAACGGGAAATAAGGAGACGCAGGTCGGCTGTCCTGAAGAGAGTGCAGCGGATCGGAATCGACACAACGGACTGGGGAGCGGTAAATGCGTTTTGCCTTGATGTCCGGATAGCTGGAAAGAAGTTTCGCGAACTGGACGGGGAAGAACTTCTCTTGTTGATACCGAAGCTGGAATCAATATTAAAGAAGAAAGAAGATGGCGGATATTAGTGCGGAACAACACCGGATAAACCGAATTAACGAGTTACTGGATCGGCTTGATAAGATTCCCGGTGAACTGGATGCTATACATGAGAAACTGTTTGCCGGAAATATGGATCGTAACGAGTTCGCGAAGTTAGTAGATCGGAGATCATCGCTTATCATTGAAGCGGAAAATAAGGAAAGAGAACTGAAAGAAGTATATAAAATAAAACTGTAATTAATCATTTAAAACTTAACGGTATGGATATTAGCAATTTATCTAAAGAGGAAAAGGCAAAGTTGAAAATGCAACTGGAAGCTGAAGACAAAGCCGAACGGGCACGCATTGACCAAGAACGTCAGAATTATAAAGATTTGGTAGATGTGACGGTAAATACGTCAGTAAAGAAACTGCAAGAACTTTCAGCGCAGATGGAGCGGCTAAAGAATGAAATATTCAGCGAGTTCGATAGCGTGATCAAGATGAAGGAAGAACTGTTCAATGTCAAAATAGACAGGCAGACGGACACTTTTACTACATCAGACAGTAGAAAAACAATCACTATTGGTAACCGTATCAATGAAGGTTGGGATGATACAGTAGAAGTAGGTATTTCGATGGTAAAACGCTACATGAGCACAATGGCTAAAGATGAAAATAGTGCAGCACTTGTGGACACGGTGATGTCGTTGCTCGCTAAGAACCGCAAGGGCGCATTGAAAGCTAACAAGGTATTGGAGTTGGAAAAGCTTGCCAACAAAACGGGTGACAAAGATTTCATTGAAGCTATCAAGATCATCCGTGACGCTTATCATCCAGTACCCACTTGTCAATTCATCGAAGTGGAATTGAAAAATGAAGAAGGTAATCCGGTACGCTTACCGTTATCCATGAGTGCAATATGATTATAGCTGTAGATTTCGATGGAACAATTAGCCGGGGGAAGTTCCCGGCTATTGACGGGGAACAACCATACGCTGGTGAGTCACTCCGAAAATTACATGACGAAGGACACAAAATCATTATTTGGACATGCCGTACTGGTGAGCAGCTATTGAACGCTATCAACTGGCTGCTAGAACGAAAAATTCCATTTGACCGTGTAAATGATCATGATCCGAAGAATGTAGCTAAATATGGAGACGGTGGGAAAAAGATATATGCCCATTGTTATATTGATGACAAAAACATCGGGGGCTTCCCCGGATGGTTGCAATGTGTGGAAGAGATTGAACGTATGGAAGAAACCTACAAGGCTTCCTTAAAAAAGGATGAAACAAAGTAAAAATGAATATTATGGAATACGGATATGAAAAGAAAGATCACCGTGGTAATTTGGTTTATCCCATGCACCCGGTACAAGAGGAAGAAGATGATAATGTAATAGCAGCTTTCATTGTTGGTAATGGCTATATACCAGTATCGCCTGTAAACTATGAATCAGAAGAAGAGTGTCAAAAGGCTTGTGATGTACACAATAACTTTCACGGATGGACGAAAGGAGAAGTTGAAGACATCTTCTTTAAATCATTAACAGAGCAATATCCTGAAGAAATAATAGAGTAAGACAAAAAAAATGAGCAAGATAACGAAAGACGAATTTACCAGAAAGTGGATAACGGACAATGCGATAGAGATTGTTAACCGTTACGAGAAGGGTATATTAACCCTTCGTGGACTTCACTACCAGCTTGTGTCTATAGGAATGACAAACAGTATCAAGCACTACAAACGTGTTGTGGCTGCCATGATTGATGCGCGTTGGGCGGGGTTGGTTGATTTTGACGCATTTTCCGATCTTGACCGCACAATGGTAGGTAAAACAAGATACGAGGAAACAGACCTCGATAACTCAATTGAGGAAGGAAAAGAGGCTATACGAAACTGGATGGATATCTATTATAAAAACAGATGGGAAAATCAGGTTTATTACCCTGAAATATTCATTGAGAAGAAGGCACTTCAAGGGGTTTTTCAAAGTCCATGTACTCGCAATCACGTAGCTCTTGGGGCATGCAAGGGATATCCTTCATTGACATTTCTGAATGAGGCAACACTACGCTTTAAAGAAGCCGAATCACGTGGGAAAATCCCTGTTATTATCTATTTCGGAGACTATGACCCATCCGGTGAAGATATCCCTCGTGCTATTGAGGAGAACATTCGTCGGTTAGGGTGTGAAAGCATTGAAGTACGCCGTATCGCTTTAATGGAACATCAGGTTATAGCGTGGAATTTACCACCTGCACCCGCCAAAGAAACCGATAGTCGTACCGCTAATTGGGATGGACTGGGACAAGTTGAGCTTGATGCTGTTAAACCGGAAAAGCTACAGAAAATGTGTCAGGATGCTATTGATGAGTTATTCGACCATGACCGTTATGATGAATTGAATGAACAGGAAGAAACTGAAAGAGAAACTTATCGCACCCAATTACGCGAATTTGTAAGCAGTTTATAACCCTCAAATCAATACAGATATGAACTTTATAGCAAGACAAAAAAATGGGCTTTTATGCCGATTCTCAACGGTGATAGACACTGTTACTGATTATAATATGACAGATGAAGAATATATTGAAAAGTGTGCCCAAAAGGCAAGGGAGGAAGCTCAAGAGACATTGAAACATTATCTTCGTCCGTTTGAACAGGTAAAAGCATCTTTTGTGCCTACCAATATGAGTCGTAGTGAGTTCAAAAGGATTTTAAGGTTAATGGAAAAAGAAATAAAATCATAACTTCAGTAAAAGAAGAACTATAAAAAACGTGCGAGAAGAATACTTTCCTGCACGTTTTTTATATCCTTAAAAAGCATTTAAAGCCGTTTATCATAGCTTGAGTAATTTTCCACTTGTGGTATTTTCCGTATATACCCAATTTCAATGTTATCCAAGCAACGTACCAGCGTCCTTTCCATAGCGGGCAAAATATCACGCTCGTAAAAATCACGCGGACGGGCTAAATAGTCTATTTTGATTATTTCCTGTTCGCATATATCACCCGTATCAAGTCCGTTATCTGCCCAAAACCATGTCGCGGCAGTGATTGGCTCTTGCCGTTTATAAGCCCATTTGATTGAAGACGCGCCACGTCCATACGGCAGTGGTGACGGGTGAAATATCAATGTCCCGTAAAGCGGTTCTTTCAACACTTCCACCGACACCTTTTCCGTCAGAAGCGGGGCAATGGCTAGATCATACACTCCGGTGCTTTCGTTCCAAACTCGGTGACCTTTCTCGCGTACACAGGCTTCCGCCATTTTGTAAGCCTGTGAGTCCTTATTTCCTAATATCTTGATTATCATATTCCCCTACATATTTGAATGCTTGTACTGCCCGAAAATGCCCGCCGAACCCGGTAGAGCAACGGTCTGTTATCCCTCTCTTTTGCATGGAACGCGCCATTGAACTTGCACTTCTCGCCTTATTCGAACCATAAAGGCTGGCTCCCGTTTGTACCCATTTCTTCGAGTGCCGCAAAGCTCCGCATAACTGGGGATGTGAAGTGTGGAAAAATACAGGTAGCTTTTTCCCGCAACGTCCATTCCCCTTCAGGTGATATTCGCATACTGCAGCTAAAAATTTAGTGCCAACTCCGATGCCTTGCCATTCGGGCATGACCACCAAGCGAGTTGAGCGATATGCGCCAGCTGTGAAAAGGGGGGCTACCGCCAAATGACATACAGGCTCGTTCCCGATGAAACCAACGAAATATTCCGCAGCAACGGGCAATGGCAGGTCTAAATAATAATGCTGTTTAAACAGTCTTGGGAATACACTTCCCCTGACTTTATAAATTTGAAGTTCGAGTTTTGGACGTTGCCGAAGACAGTCACGCTCGTAAAAGCGTGCCTCCGCAGTATCGTACACCCAATCCGGCTGCAACCATTCAATAATATCATAATGACAGGACAGAAGGACAATCTTACCTTTGCCACGTCTCCAAGTTTTTGAGAATGCTGCTGCACCCACTTTCGCGATCTGACGGTCAATCACGGACGTAAATTCATCAACGACTGCACGCTCCGGACGTTCGCAAGCCAAGCGAGCTAAACCAGCGCGGAATTTCTCACCGTTCGACAGTACATTGAAAGGTCTTAACCATGCCGGAACATCACCCAAACCTACAGCCGAAAGCATTCCAGTGACTGTATTAAAATCCCCGTCCGGAGCGATGCAGTCAATAATAGGTTTATTGCTGTCCCAACCGGAGTAAAGGTCATAAATCGGCTCGTTAAAGATTTTGCTTCCGATACTGGTTTTTCCACTTCCTGACGGTCCGACTATCAAACCTATTTGCCATTCCTTGTCCTCGATGGGCAATTCAGCTACCTTTTCCCAATCACAACCTTTTTCCGCATTGAAAAGGCTCTTTACCCTTGCAGCGCGATAGCTGTCAAAATCGCTGCAATGGTGTCGTACTTCTACTCTCATACACTTACTACCTTTAAAGTTAAACCTTCAGCTTTCAGGCGTTCATAAATAGCCTGCTGTTCCTTTTCATCTGTGCAAATGACGATAACGCCATATTGCGGTTTATACGTATATTTTCCCATAACTAATAATTTTGAGTTTGGGACAAAAGTACTCCGGGGCTGTCAATCCGGCACGATACATGAAGCCGTTTACACTGCAAACGTTTTGCAGTCACTTTGGAAACGCTTGATAAGACTATACACCTTTCTCTCACTGACAAGGTATTTGTCAGATAATACTGCGACTATATAAGACACTTTCTCACCATGTCCTAACAGTTCCATATAATCCGCATAAAGATCGATATAGTGACAATCTTCAAGCCTTATTCCGGCATCCTGTAATTTTTTCAGGAGTTCCCGATTAAAGTTTAATATCTCTATGACTTTCATAATACAAATTTGATTATCTTTGCCGCACCACTCATGTATGAAACAAAAATGCGCTGTATCGCAGCAGAAGGTATTAGCCCTCAGCTGTGCGATACAGCGCATTTTGTTAGTACGTGAGTGGTATTACTACTAACAGGCTGGGGGCTTTTTATAGCCTTTCCCCCGCAGGCTTATATTCAATTTTGACAAATCATTGGAAATCCGTATATTTGCGCTATAATAATGCTTTTTTATGCGGAATCCTGAAATGACCAAAATACGTGACCGGAAGATGGTAGAGACTTTCTACCTTCTTTATGATAAAAAGCGCATCCGTTTAGAGGATGTTCTTTTGCGTATGAGTCATGACCTGTTCTTCCTTGATCAGAACTACATCTATAAACGAATCTTTTATATATCGGAGAATTTATCATATTACGAGCAATTAAAAGAGGGCAAAAAGCCTGATTCAAAAAAGGACGATATAAGTCAACTAAGCCTTAGCTTTTAGGCGTTGTATCATAGATGATACAACGGTTCTTCGTCTTCTGCCTTCTCCGGTAAGCCCCCATTACTAATTTTCATTTCACGGTCTTTCATATCGGCATGGCTTGCAAGCTCCATTGTGGTATAATCCATAATTTCACATTCAAAGCTGATCCGGTACAAGTTTCCCGCACCTCCCGACTCTTCCCGTCCGACATGGGTACGTCGGAGCGTGCCGAAGTTCTTTCCCGATTTTCCGTGTAACATCATCCCCAGCAATGTCAACAGGTCAAGAAAGGACAACGCCTCTTCCTGCATTGCCGCACCTTCGTAGGTATCGGAAAAAGTTTCGTAAAACAGCCGGAAATCAATCTGCGTGTGAAGCCGCTGAACGAGTAACCCTTCATCCTCAATACCCAGCGTATTAAATTCAATGAATACAGCCGGGGACGAAAAGGGATGTTCTTCATCGAGAAAACTAACCTGTTCATGCCACATGTCTATATGTTCAATCCCCGGTGTATTTTCCATCCGTTCCCTTAGCTCGGAGTACTCATCCGGGATAGATGCGAGGAACTCATCTTTGCTCCGTATTATTTCAACCAGTTCTTTGTAGCAGTCTGTCCAAATCATAACTATATAGATTAAATATTCGAGAATCGTTTGTCAATCTCCGATGCGATCCATGTATCGAGTTGCTTCATAAACGTAGCGGACTCACCCATATACTGACGTTTGGGGATTCTTATCCTGCTGCCTACTTTTTTAAGTGCCATACTTTTGTAAAAGGAAGCCATTGTAGACAGCCGCTCATTGGCTTTATTTTGCCGTAATTCGCCATTTTTCCTCTTTTGCATAGTTCCGGTCGATTTCATATACAAAAACCAAAAATAACGCTTCATTCGCTCCGTTACGACAATATACCCGCCTTCATTGTGAATCTTGGCATACGACAGCGGATCAGTCTGAAAAGTAATGCGGTCTATCCCTCGACTGACTGCATGGATACTGTCGCGAAGTTTTCCGCTTTGTATCAATACACCGCGATCCGAACCAATAGTGAGCGATCTCTTTGTCCACGGTGTCAGTGATGTGTCAAGAAACCCCTGCCTGCGAAAATTCTGCTTGAAGAAGTTCACACCCGCAACTTTCGCATAGCGGTGCGCATCTTCTACCAGCGTGGATAATTCTTTGAAAAAATCAGGTAATTCAGTCCTTTCCATTTGTATTTCAAAATAAAATTGTATATTTGCAATGTTCGCGGCTGTAACAGGTCAAGAACTCCCTTCAGGAGTGTCAGTTTCGGCTGTCACTCCTGAAGTTCTTTTAAGAGCTTGGTAACCTTTCCGGCTTTCACGTCTTTCCACGATACCTTCACAGCCTTCCCACTATAAATGAATATCATCTGCTGTCCGGAGAACTTGTCCCCATATAGCTTATATATCCCATTTAACTTGTTCTGCACCATTTCGGGCTTGAGACTTTCAAATGCATCAAGGTTAAAAACCGTGTACTCACATTGCTGCTTACGTGAACTGTCCAGCCCGTTTTTGATACCGCCTAGTCCCTGAATGTTCTTCAGGTCTGCCAGCTTTTCGTTAATCAAATATTCCGGGTTCTTTACCCCGTCCTCGTTGATATGTGGGCGGATTTTAACTTTCATCTTTAGCTCTTTTGAAATCACCCGTGCGCTTTCGACATTTTTCACCAAGTCTTTCGGATCGGCAAAGTCGCTGATTAGTACTTTCGACTCCGGATCGTTATGATAAGGAGCGTATAATTTGCTTCTTTCCGTCTCTTTCCTGATTTTTTCCAAGTGCTCGTCAGGCATTGAAAAATACGGGTGAGCGACAGTGAATATTTCACCGGATTGCCCTACATTATTTGCAAAGGCATCCGGTATCGTCACGACAGGGGTGGCAGGGGTTTCAGGCTCATCCGTTTGCTCGACATAACACCTGCACCGATACCCGTTGGGCGGGTAGTTCCGCAGCCAAAACGAGTCGTTAATAGGTTTTACGACGCCATCCAGTATCCTATGTGACTCTCGTACCCTTTCATCCCCCGCAGTTACATATTTCAGGTTAGGCATGATATCCGCGTTCGCTTTGAACTCCTGCCATTCACTGGCGCGTCTGCCACTTGTTTCTGCCGTTTCAAATTCCGTCCGAAGATAGGTTTCATTATAATCCTTATTAATCGCCAGTGCTTTCTCCCGGAAATCCTTATAAGATAGCTTTTTGCCTTTTTCGTCGTAAAGAGCGTCATTCATTTCCTTAATTTCCTGATACGTCTTCGCTCCGGAGAACTTGAACAAGTTGTCACGTATCCGTTGAGGTTCTTCTGCCTGTTCCGGATCATCATAGTCATCTTTTCCCCATCCTTCAGCCGCCTTCTTATTCAGTTCCTCGTATGTCTTCCTGAATAATTCCTCGTCGATATCTCCCGTTTTGACCTTGCGCTCATAAACTTGTTTCATCACCCTGCCGATGATGCCGCTGAAATCATACTCCCCGGCTTCCATGACGGGTGACGTTACCGCTTCATCGTCCGGTTCGGTCTTTTTTTTTTGAGGGTCTGTTTTGGGTTGATTCGGCAGTGTTCCTCCTTGCTGCTCACCACCGGGATTTTTCTTTTGACCAATGATCGGAAGTCCCGTTTTCTTTGCGACCTCTTCGTGGTCAAATTCAAAGGTATAAGCCAGTTTGTTAATCGCCTCGATATATTCCGTAATAGACAAACTTTCCGTATCGTCCCACTTTAATTTCAGCCTTTCAAGCGGTTTATATACCGGGCTTATCTTTACCAGTTTAGGGATAATAATATAGTTGAAATAGAACTGGAAAAGCATCTTGTCATATTCATGGCGGGACTTTTCAACACGTTCATGCACTTCTGCCGTTCCTTCCCACGCTCCATTCTCGGTCGTACCTGTTTGACCAAGTAAACGCTTACTGATTTGATTGTCACATCGTTCTTCTAATGGTAAAAAGGCATCGGTCGTGTTTCCTCCGGCTTCTTTCCCATACTCGACCTTTTCATTTCCGGACAACACTGCAAAGAAATTATTCCTGAAGTCCAACATCATCTCGAATAATTCGTCCAAACGTTTTTTATCCTGTCTGTCTGAAGTAACGAAGACAGGCGGAATGCCGTATTTCTCAATGTAATTCATCCACGAACCTAAGCCCAGTTTTTTGGCAAGCATGATAATTGCCAGTTCATTCAACATTCCCAAAGCCCACGCATTCCCGAACTGAACGTAATACGGTTCAAGTGCCCCGTCCTTATATGACCATCCGGTTTTGTCTGACTCTTCCTTGACGATTATCATCTGTTGCGGGATATAGTTGGACATGGGAACTTCTTCTACATGGCTGATTTCCAAGTTTTCATCAAGGTGGGAAATGTCGGCAAGTGAGACTCCCTGCATCTGGTGTAAAAAACATATCCGGATTAATTGGTGATACCACGGACGATCCAGCAGTTTCTTCGCTTCCTCGTCCTCATTATCATTGTCATCTACAAGGTTGAACTCCGCCTGTTGTACAGGTAATACACGATTGTCAATCGTCGTTTGTAAATGCTCGTCATTGTACAACGATTGGTAGAACCGATATAATAAACCACGTCGGGGATCATCCGGATCGGTTGCCGAAGTTACCGCCATGATCCAGTCATCAATGGTCTTTTCCCGGTAGACGATAGCCTGTCGTTTATAAGCAGCACCTGACGAAGATTGTGTCCCACTGCTATCCATCCGAAAATAATACTCATTAAGTACATTTTTCAGACTCATTCGACGAATGGCTTTCTGCTGAAACCAGCTGAATATTTCTCTTAACTTCTTATACATAACATACCTTTTAAAAGCGGTTTAAAAACTATTTAAAGAAACCATCCATTGTTCCGCGTATGACCAAACAGAATGGGAGATTCTACATTACCTTCCTCGTCCGTTATCAAAGGAATTTCAGGAGGTAGCGACATGATCCCGTCGCGTAACTTGGCAAGCATAAGGTCAGCCCATTCGCTCATATCTGATAACGGGTTATTTCCCGTTTTGCGGGCTGCATTCCGGCTTACTGCACGAAAGGCGGTAATACAGGATATTATCCGGATTAATAACCCTGTCCGTATCGGAGGAACACCGAATATCTTTTTCACGTCATAACGACCGCTTATGTAAGCAGATACTTCACTGATGACAAGGTCTTCAATCCCATCCAAGACTTCTTCATCTTTTTCGATACTTTCAACCAGCAACCGATTTTGTATGACGGTTGTCAGGTCATCCATATTGATATACTTCATAGTTACCAAGTGTATTTACGTTTATATCGTCCCGCTTTCCACGGTCGTGTCGCGGGTTCGTCTTCCGATTGTGGAGTGTCAGTGTATATCTCCAGCTTTTTCACAGCCTGTTCGTCAGCGTCAGGGCTATCGTCATGTTCTGTCATGCCGGGTTCGACAGCATATAATTGCTTTAAACCGACAGCAATGTCCGGGTTTGCTTTCAGTTCCTCGTTGACATGCATCCGGGAATTTTGATAATATGGATGCATGCTTATCATGCGAAGTACCTTATTTGTTGTTTTGGGAGTCTGTACCGGGACTAAGTTCAGTTCTACACCTGTCTCCGTTTCGGCTTCCCCTATGATACGTTTCACTTCATCGTTCCAAAATTGGGATTCATACTGCCAAAAGCAAATAATGTCCTTTGCCTTGAATTCAGCCTGCTTCATGCACATCCACTGTACGCAGAGTTTCATCTTTGACTGCTTTACGAATCCGTCTATCAGCCAAAAATCGTTTTTGTGCCGTCCCCAAATCTTACAGGCATTAAAGTCACTCGTATCTGTTCCGGCATACGCAATGTCCCAATGTGCTACAATCGCATTCATTATGTGCAGGTCAGGGAGCTTTCCCCACTTCACCATTTCAGGCTTGAATATTTTACCCTTGACAAGTGGAACATGATTGTACTCCGCATGTGCCGCAAGAATACCCATATCCTTTTCCTGTTGCCGATAGAATTGTGCGGAATACATTGACTTCCACGCAGGCTCATACGTTACCGGATCGTAGGCTCTTACCAAGTGCCAGTCCCAATCGGGATGCCGTTGTTTAAGAATGGTTTGTACCATACGGGACGCAAAACGATTGTTTGCACCTATCAGACGTCTGCGTTTTCCCGTCATGGTTGCCAGTACGTCCGCTTCAATCCAGTCCGCATAATCATCCTGCATCCGGTTATTTTTAATTGTTTGCGGTGTCTCCAAGTCATCGACTACCCACAAGTCGGGACGGTGTGCACCCTTACGAAGTCCGCGAACCTTCTGCTTCGCACCGAACGCCTTGCAAATAAACCCGTTCATCGTGACGAAATTTCCCTTTTCCCAATATCCCGGATTATACTGCTCGCCAAAGTCATGCTTCAAAAGCTCGTTTGCTTCGAACTCTGCACGTAAATCTTCCAAAAGGTCACACGCACGGTCAAACGTATCGGAAACGATACACATATAATGTGTCTCACCGTTGATCCATAACCATAGAGGAATGATCACGTCGTTCCATACAGATTTTGCAAGTCCGCGTCCCCATTCCGCATAGCCTTTGTAAATAGGGTCGTTCATCACTTTATTGGCATGCGCTATTTGAAAGTCTGCACAGTCCGCGGTCGCATAATGGGGAAGATAAGTTTCGACAAGGTATTTGACATCCCGTTTCGCACGCTGAATGCGGTTCATCCGAACCGTTAAGGATTCGTCCGGATCAATCAGGCTGCCTGTACATCGGGCACGCTTTAATTTCTCCTGATACTCTTTGAGGGCTTTGCTATCTTCTACTTTCATTATCCCAGCGTTTTTGCGGCTTCATAAAGGTGGTTCTCCTGAAAGTCCAATGTTTTGAAATAGAGGTCGGCATCGTATACTTTCATAGCATCGAATATCCGGCTCATAACATCAATGTAAATAGCCAGTGTTATCCGGTTCTTTTTGTCTACCTCTTTGAGCTGGTTACCCCATTGCGCCACGCTGTTATCAAGCGTAGCCGCTTGTTTCCGCAGTTCCAGCACCTTGTCACTCTCACCTTCTGCAATGGCTTCGTCAATCATGCGCAATAGTTCCAGTTTTTGATCCGCAAGAATGTTGATGATTTGTTTCAGGTTGTCCCCTTGCTTCTTTGATGAAATGACGGACGCTTGGCGTTCTTTTTTCCAAAGTGCGTCATTCTCATTGATCCAATTTGATACAGACCTTTCCGACACGTTGATACGTTCAGAAATCTCCTTGCACATCATTCCATCCCTTACATAAAGGTCGTGCGCTTCCTTCTTTAATTTACGGTAGTACTCTTTGCTTGGCATATCGCTTCCTTTCTTTTACGCAAGCAAAGGTCAGATTTCAACACCACCTGTGGAAAATGGCTTTTCATGTTGGAACGTATTCTTTCCAAGTTGGAAAAAATACGTCCTTGTTAACACTGTTTTTTTTCCAAGATGAAAACGCTTTTTCCGTACCCGCCTTTCCTTTCTCAATTTTGCAGCATGAAATTTTAAATATCGCGAAAATGAATCTGACTGCAACAGCGGAAAACGGACGTGCCCGGATTGAACTCAAAGGCACGATATCAAAATGGAGGGAGACGGAAGCGGAATTCACTTCTAAGGTTGAGCAACTGATAAAATCAGGAATCAAAGACGTGCACATCTATATCAATTCTCCCGGTGGTGAATGCTTCGAAGCTAATGAGATCGTGAACGTGATCAAGAGGTTTCCCGGCAAAATTACAGGTGAAGGTGGTGCACTGGTAGCTAGTGCGGCAACATACGTCGCTATTAACTGTACATCATTTTCCATGCCCGCTAACGGACTTTTTATGATTCACCAAGTCAGCGGGGGCGCACGCGGAAAAGTCGCTGATATTGAGTCTACGTTGGAGGTCATGCGCAAGCTGAATGACCACTACCTGAACGCTTTCCTTTCCAAGTGTACCGACAAGAAAAAAATCAAAGACGCATGGGATAAAGGCGACTACTGGATGAGCGCACAGGAAGCAAAGGAAAACGGCTTTGTGACGGAAGTAACAAGCAAGGCAAAGGTGGATAAGGCTACGGCACAAATGATTACCAATTGCGGCTATACAGGTGAAATTGAGATTACTGACTCTATTAATAACGAAAAATCAAAAAATGACATGGATTTAACAATGTTGACTTCCCGCTTCGGAATGGACGCAAGCTCCACGGAAGCACAATTTATCGCGCAGGTAGACGTGTGGAAACGCAAGGCAGACCGCGTTGATATGCTCGAAAGACAAGAAGAGGAACGCAAGGAACAGGAGATCGAAAACGTCCTGAACAAAGCTATCAAGGAAAAAAGAATCACCGCGGACGTGCGCGAAGATTGGAAAGCGAACCTGACCAGCAACTTCGATACCGCAAAGAAGCTGCTTGATGCCATCAAGCCTGTGGAAATGCCGGAAGTTCACGCTCCTAATCTGACAGATACCACAAACAAAAAGTTCGAAGACCTTCAAAACGATCCGGAGGCTTTGAAAAATATCATGGAGAAAAATCCGTCGGAATACGAACGTCTTTTAAATGACTACGTAAAGCGCAACGGAAAATAAAATACTAACCATTTAAAAAAAAGAATATGGCACTACCAGTAGACGGTTTTTATTTGAACAAGTACGTCGATCCTCAACTGTTGATCGAACGTCGCAATTACAGAGCGGACTTCATGCAAGTTTTAGGCTCTGTCCCTGCCGGAGCTTTAGCAGCAGATGGCATACGCAGAAATAAACTGATTAACAATGTCGGTTTCCGCGTAAATAATACAGCGGAATTCACTCCCAAAGCTATGACAGGACAAAATATCATAGTTCCCTGGGAGATTTATGACACAGAACCGACATCATGTACAGATGACGAAATCCGTTACCTTGCATTTGACAAACGGGCGTCTATTCGTGTGAAACATAACGAAGCCTTCCAAGTCGGTATCCGTAACCATGTCCTGTACAAGTTAGCTCCAAACGATAACGAAAAAAAAGAAATGCCAGTCATTAAAACAACAGGTGCTAATGACGGTACAGGACGACTCCGTTTGTGCTATAAAGATTTGGTTAACTTCGCAACGCAAGTTAAGACTTGGAATCTTCCAGTCAGTGACGCGCTTTATATGGTGCTTTGTCCTTTACACATGGGAGACTTGCTCTTGGATGAGAATGCATCCAAGTATTTCTATGACCGTACATTCTACGTTGATCCAATTACCGGAAAGCCGAAAGGATTCATGGGGCTAAAATTCTTTGAGAACAATGATACTCCATATTATAATGCGACTACATTGAAAAAGATTGATGAGGGAAAAGCTCCTGCCGACACGGATTTTCAGGCAAGTACCTTCTTCTATGCTCCTAATACGTATTATCACCTTGAAAGCGTAAAATCGCTGTATAAGCCGGAAACGACTGACACACGCAGTAAAAGTCCTACATCCGAATATCGTACTCAAACTTACGGCATTGTAGACCGTATCGAGGAATTCGGTGTTGGTGCAATTTTATCGGCTAAATCTGAATAACTACAATTATCATGGGAAATTTTACAGGAGTATCAATTAACAAAGTGAATGGCGGACTGGTACGGGATACCGATACCAGCGACCGCGTCATTTTGCTTGTGGTCGGTGGTTCGGAAATCGGAAAGCTTGAGTATTACAAGCCGGAAGCCCTGAACGATATCACCGATTTGGAAGCGTTGGGATGGGACGATACTATCGACCTTGAGAACAAGGAACTGGTGCATTATCATACCAGCGAAGTCTTCCGCCTGTCTCCGGAACGTTCACTGTATCTTATGCTAGTTCCGAAGTCTGAAAAGGTGTCAAGCCTGCTGACGAAAGAAGACTTTGTCAATGCGGTGCGTACCATCAACGGAGTAAATACCATTGGCATCTGCTCACTGACTGCAGACGAGACAATCACGGTAGCCGTACAAGAGACACAGAAGATGGTCAATAAATTCAGAGAAGACCACCTGTATATCGATGCGGTGATATTGGAGGGTGTCGGCAAATATATCAATTCCATTGCCGACGCTATCGATCTTCGAAAACTGGATTCTGAAAATGTCTCTGTCGTAATTGCGCAAGATCCGGCACAGGCTGCAAAGGACGAAGCGTACAGGGCACATGCTGCCGTCGGCAGCGCACTCGGAATGTTATCTGTCCGCTATGTACATGAAAACATGGGCAGCGTCGATATTGAAAACCACCCACGGACGGCAAAGGGAACAAAGGACTATCCATTGACTAACAAACTGAACGGGCTTTGGCTGGACGCGGCTTTGAGCAATGGCAAACCCTTCTCGCAGTTGAGTGTATCCGACCAGAAAAATCTGACAGGCAAAGGGTATAACTTTGTCGGTAGCTTTCAAGGGTATGCCGGGTTCTTTTTCAGCAATTCATGTACTTGTACGGAAGCCGACAGCGACTATGCTTACATAGAATATAACGCTGTTTGGAACAAGGCTGCACGCATCATCCGCACGACCCTTTTACCTCGTGTAAGAAGCAAGGTGAAGGCTGATCCGTCCACCGGATATATCAGTAACACCACGATCAGCAGCTGGGACGCTCTTGTCAAATCCGCACTGGAAAGCATGGTCAATTCGGAGAATATTGCGGACTTTGATATTTATATCGATCCCAAACAGATGGCTGTCAGTGACAAGGCTTTTAACATCAAAGTAAGGCTGGTTGCAGACGGTATTGTACATGAGTTTGAGATTGATTTGGGTTTCACAAATAAAATCTGAAAATATGGGATTGTTAGGAACATTAATCAACAAATTCGGGAAAATAGCCGGATGGAACAGCGTCAAGGTTGTCATGCTCGGTCGTCAGGTAGAAGGTATTACAGCCCTTTCCTACAAGGACAGCAAAGAGAAAGAGAACATTTACGGTGCTGGTGAATTTCCCGTCGGTCGCGGTGAGGGGAATTATAAGGCTGAAGCATCGATCACCCTTCTGAAAGAAGAGGTGAACGCCTTGCAGTTAGCACTCGGTTTCGGAAAGCGTCTTACAGATATAGAACCATTTGATATTCCGGTCATGTATGAGTATAAAGGACTTATCGTGAAAGACGTAATCCGGAACGTCGAATTTGTGGACAATGGCGTAGACGTAAAGCAGGGTGATAAAAGTATTGCTACACAATTCACCCTTCTTCCCAGCCACATCGACTGGAATGTAGCAATGTAAGTTTAATAACCGTTTAAAAGACTTTTAAAATGAAAGAAGAAGATAAGAAAATTAAGACAGGAAAGCCTTACGAGGAACTGACAGCGGAAGAAAAGGCTCTAATCGTTGACTTCACGGAAGAAGAGCACGCAGAACTGAAAACAAAATACGGGAAACGCCTGAAACATGTCACCGTACAGGTGGATGAAGACGAACGTTATGACTACCTGATTGTCCGTCCGAGCAAAAACATCTTGTTGGCAATGGCGAAGAAAAAGGACGACCTTGAAGAAGCGAATGACATCCTGATCCGGAACTGCGTGGCAGCTGGTAATATGAAAGCGTTGGACGATTCTGCAGTCTATACTTCAGTTCTGACCGCCATTGGGACGTTAATCGCTGGTCAGGCGGCTTTTATCAGCAAAGCATAGAAGAATATTCAAAATCGTTCGGTCTTGTCGAGGGAATAGACGCCATTCTGAAAAAAGTATATGGCGTCGACGTTCCGGGCAAACTGGACGAAGATGAATGGCTCAGGCTCTATGCCGAATACCGCATGTTGCGGAAAACTGAGTTGGAAGAATTTGAAATAGTGGTGCATAATGCAGTCGCTAAAGTAGTAAACCGATTATTCTCAAAAGACAATGCAAGTGACTCAATGGATATTGGAACTGGTTGACAGGATCACCTCTCCGTTACATGCCGCGACCGATGCTGCCGAAGAAGCTACACGGGTAATCGACAACACGGAAGAAGTGGTCGACCGTCTTGGAGAAACATCGGGGAAAGCAGCCGGGAAACTGGAAGGGCTGGGAAAAGGAATGTTCTTTCTCAACCAGCTGAAGGAAGGTGTCGACAATATCCGTGATTCCTTTAACGATGCTATAGAGCCGGGTATCCGGTTTGAAACTGCCGTTGCTGAAATGTCCGGTATCACCAACATGGAAGGCAAGGAACTGGACGTTTTAGCTGGTAAAGCACGGACAACTGCAAAAGTGTTCGGTGTCGATGCGGCAAATGCAATGGGAGTTTATAAGGACTTGCTTTCAAAGATCACTCCGGAACTGAAGAAAGCACCGGATGCGCTGGAAATTATGTCGAATAACGTAATGACGCTTAGTAAAACAATGCAGAATGACGTTCCCGGAGCGTCCGCCGCCATGTCTACCGCCATGAACCAGTACAAAGTTTCCCTAGATGATCCGATGAAAGCCGCCCAAACCATGACGGACTATATGAACATCATGGCGGCTGGAACTGTCGAAGGCTCTGCTGAAATTAAAGAGGTAGCTGAAGCACTGAAACAAACGGGTAGTGTCGCAAAAACATTCGGAGTTGAATTCGCTGAAACGAATGCCATAATCCAGTTGCTTGATAAATCGGGGAAAAAAGGTTCTGAAGGTGGTATTGCCCTGCGTAATACGATAGTCAAGTTACAGGCTCCAACAACGGACGCATTGAAACAGTTGAAAGCTGCAGGAGTCAGTATTGAAACGATGCAGGATCAATCGCTTTCGTTGACCGACCGCCTGCGTGCCTTGACTCCGGTCATGCACAACGCAACAATCATGTCCGCCTTGTTCGGGGGTGAAAACCTAGCTTCAGCGATGGCTTTGATTGATGGCGTAGACCAAATCGATACATGGACGGAAGCGATACAAGGTTCTACTTCAGCGGTCGATATAGCCGGGAAACAAATGGATACCTATGCCGAAAAGCAGAAACGCATGCAAGCGTTTATTGATGATCTGAAAATCAGCTTCTTTGAATTTGTAGAGCCTATTGCGCCAGTTCTTGAAGTGTTGGGAGTCCTTGTCGGGGCACTGGTGACGCTCGGAACTGTCGCATGGTCTATCGGGCAAATCATGACTCTTGTCTCTATCAAATCCTCGATTGCATGGCTGGCTGGCATGGCAAAAATGGTCGTATCAACAGTGACGTCTTCGGCTCTCATATCCACTGCTATTTACAGTATTCCGATTATTGGATGGATAGCACTTGCAATCACTGCCATTACAGCACTGGTCGCTTTTCTCTGGAATAAGTTTGCAGGAGTACGCGCCTTCTTCTATGCCTTGTGGAACTTTATAAAAGTAATCTTCACGGAATACTATAAGTTCATTTTTAACGTGATGAAAGCCATTGTCGATGTCATAAACCCGGCAAACTGGTTCGATGATGATTTCCATTTCAGCGATGTGTGGGACAGGTTATCACAGCAAGCACTTGAAGGGGGTAAAAAGGTCGGCAGCGCATTTTCAGACGGTTGGAAAGAAGGCATGGCAGACTGGAAAAAGTCACACCCTAAAGACGGAGAAAAAAAGGGGGACGCCAGTTTCAACCTGAATTCCCCCTTGTCTCCAGTCAACGGGCAAACCGTACTGGCAACTGGAGGGACAAAGGCAACCGATGAGAAGACCGGACTTGGCGGGAAAGGCGGAAGCAGCGTGAAAAACATCACCATGAACGTGACATTCAACAATAACTTCAGGGTTTCAGGAGGTGCGGATACGCGTGAAATTGCGGATAAAGTTAAACGGGAAATTTTGGCAGTGATGACCGATACAGTACCAGCAATAGGATAAAGTTATGACAGGAAATACAGCGTTAAATATTGGTGCATTGTTCACGGAAGTCTTCGGGATTTCATCCCCGATTTATCTTCCGTGGGGACGCACCCTGCAGGATTACGATCCGGGACAATATTCCGGAGTGACAACCATTCCGGATGCCGATGCCGAAGCGTATAGCTGGATGGGGACTCCGGTGATCGGAACGTTTACCCTTGACGGAAACAAGCAATACAGCACCTATAATCCGGACGGGTCACGCGGTACGATGAACATGGCTAGTTTTCCGATGCCCTATGCAACTATCGTTGATTTTTCGCGCTCCATGAACTGCTCGAAGACTAAAGTTTTGGGCGTTCACGGGACTGTGAAAGAAATCTACGGGCTTGATGACTGGAAAATCAACATCCGGGGATTTTGCATAGCCGATAAAAGCCGGGACGGTTACAAGACGGTAGCCGAACAGGTGAACGCTCTTAATAAGTTCCGCAAAGTGACGGAAGCGATCGGAGTAACGGGAAGTATCTTCAATAACAAGGATATTTATTCCATTGTCATTGATAACCTTTCGTTCAACCCGATTCAGGGAAACAGCAGCGTAGTCCCCTTCACGATAGAGGCGACAAGTGACAACCCTTACGAATTGACATTATGAGCTATATGATGTGCAGCCGGATCATATTTCCGGCAAACGAAAAACGCGAGGAACTGGTCATTCATGCGATATCGTCGGTTCACATCGAAAGTTCATGGAAGATGTTGACGGATTCGGCTGAAATAATACTTCCCAGGCGTATCAAATACTTTGCAGGAAAAGACCTGAAGGAAATGCTGTCTGCCGGGGATCAGGTGAAAATTGAACTCGGATATGACGGTGACCTGTACACGGAATTTGAGGGGTATATTTCATTAATCGGCTGGGGTGTCCCGGTGACGATCCGGTGCGAGGATGAAATGTACAAACTAAAAAGAAAGACGGTATCCTATTCCGCAAAGAATGTCACGCTGAAGAAGCTGCTGGCAGATGTTGCCAAAGGTTATGAAGTGAAAACGAACTATGACGCGGAACTTGGAGCAGTACGGTATTCATCCAAAACGGTTGCGGAAATTTTTGACGACATACGGAAAAAGACTAACCTTCACTGCTATTTCATCGGTAAAGTCCTGTATTGCGGAAATGTCTATTCCGAAAAGGTCGACACCGAAAAGGTGAAGATCGTACTGGAAAAAAACGCTGTCAGTCAGGACTTGAACGAAACGAACGGTGAGTTTCAGGTCAAGGTCGTCAGCATCGGTGCTGGCGGCAAGAAACTTGAAGCAAAAGCCGGGGTAGAAGGAAGTGAGGTTTATAACCTTACCTACAATGAGAAGGGAAAGTCTATCAAGGTAGAGGACTTGAAGAAGTTTGCAAAGGACTTTTATGAAAGCCTTAAAAAACAGAAGTATCGCGGAGGTGTCGAACTGTTTGGAGTACCTGTCGTCCATCACGGAATGACAATCGACCTTAAAAGTGAAGTGACTCCGGAAATGAACGGATGCTATTATGTTGAGAAAGTGACAAAGGATTTCAGTGACGATGCGACGTACAGGCAAAAATTAGAACTGGGAGGGCGTGCGGAATGACAACGGATGAACAACTACGTGACGCATTTGAAAGACGGATAAACGGTGCAAAACAGGCGCAATTGCGCTGGGTAACAGTCGACACGGTTGATAAGGCTGGCAGGACAATGGACGTGACGGGAGTCGTTGACCAGCTTGAATACTATAACGTCCAGTTGGGAATGGGGGGACTATGTATCTACCCGAAACCGGGAACGATTTGTCTGGTCGGGATCATTGAGGGACAGGAGACTGACACCTTCCTGATCTCCGCTGACGAAGTGGACGAAATAGTGCTGAATGGCGGGACATTGGGCGGACTGGTTAAAGTCGGTGAACTGACGGAACGGCTGAACCTGATAGAAAAGGACATCAATTCGCTGAAACAGAAATTGTCCGGCTGGATGCCTGTTCCGAACGACGGGGGATCGGCTTTGAAAACAGCATTGTCCGCCTATTTTACGGAGTCCCTGCAGGAAACACAAGTCAAGGATATTGAAAACGAAAGGGTGAAACAATGAAAGGACTATTACTTGATAAAGACGGTGATATCAGGATTGCTCCGCATACAGCGACAGACGGGAAACTGACCGGATTTGCAGTCGGTGATACCCTGATTCAAAACGCGGCAATAGTGCTGGAACTGAATCAGGGAGAATTGAAGGAAGACCCGGTTCTAGGGGCAAACCTGATTCGGTATATACGTTCAAAGGCTAATAAAACAGTCATTGAAAAACAAATGAAAGTCCACCTGAAACGGGCAGGCATTGACTATTCGGAACTGGTGGACAAAATAAATATTGAAATTACTAACGATTAAATTAACGAAAATGAAAGCAAGTAACGATTTGATTAAAAAGTTCGGAGTGGATAAAATCATTCACGGACTGATTGGGATGCTCATTTTAGCCGTGTGCGTGGTAGCATCAGTTTTCCTGTTTGGGGTGAGCTTCCTTAGCGTATTGGGCGGCATGGTCTTGGGAACTGTCTCCGCATGGCTGGCTGGTAAATGGAAGGAATCGAAAGACGATGATCCGGACACGACAGATATCCGGGCGACGGTACGCGGGGCATTGTTGGCAGATGCGGTCATATTACTGATGTGGATAGTCTTCCGCCTGATTTTATAAGTATGTATCATGAAAAGACTACACGTACAGTTATGGATCGCAGTTTTCCTGTCCGTATCCGGAATGATCCTGCTGTTTTGCGGATTTTGGGTAGTACCTACGGGACAGATTGACAACTCGGTTTTAGTCGCCTATGGCGAAGTTTCGACTTTTGCAGGCGCACTCTTCGGAGTTGATTACAGGTATAAATGCAAGTATAAGAAATACATTCAAGGAGAAGACGAAACAGAAAATAAGGAGGAAAAGAAAGATGAATAAACCTACATACATTATCATTCATTGTTCTGCAACACGCGAGGACAAAGATTTCACAGAGAAGCAAATTAATGATTCACACGTAGCCCGTGGCTTTGGAAAATGGGGATACCACTATTATATCCGGAAAGACGGTCGCGTGATTTCCATGCGTGCGGAAAACGAAATCGGGGCACATGATAACTTTATCGTTCCCGGTGAGAAAACCAGTTATAACCGATGTTCAATCGGTATCTGCTATGAGGGCGGACTGGATAAGAACGGCAAGGCAAAGGATACCCGGACGGACGCACAGAAGAAAGCGATGCGCGAGCTCGTTCAGGACATCTGCCACCGCCACGACATTATTGATATCCTCGGACATCGCGATACCAGTCCGGACAAGAACGGGAACGGCATCGTCGAAAAATGCGAGTGGATGAAAGAATGTCCCTGCTTCGACGTAAAGAGTGAATTTACCTCATTTTTACCACCTGTAATCGTTCGACCGTAATGAAAAAGATACTCGTTTTTTTACTCACAATCGTGGTGCTGTCCGTCTGTTCCTGCCGATCGTCCAAAACGGACACGACCGTCCATCAGGATAACACGGAGCAGAAGCAGACGGAACAGGAAGAAGTTTCTACGGACAAAGCGCAGGTCGACGTAAACAAGAACGTTGAACGAATTATCGAGATGATGCAGCAAATGGAATTCAACTGGCAAAAGACGAACTATTCGCCACCGGATTCGACCGGGAAACAATACCCGACCTCTACGGAGACAGCGACGGGAACGTCTACCAGACAGGAGAAAGAAACCTATAATGAACAGATTCAGGTACAAATACAGGAAATTCAGGAAACCCTGCTGACACTGAAGGAACAACTGGAAAAACAGGAGAAGAATGATACAAAGGTCGTTGAAAAGGTCGCGTACATTCCTCCGTGGGCAAAAGCCGTAATAGCAGCCTTTTTTATTGCATTTGTATTTTTTATTTATAAAAATGTAAGATGAAAACTGTAGTACAAGCCGGACAAACCCTGCTGGACATAGCCGTGCAGGAATATGGTACAATCGAAGCGGCTTTCATGCTTGCCAGGACGAACGATATGGGCATAACGGACACCCTACAAGCCGGACAGGAAATCGAAACCCCGGAAAAGGTCTATAACAGTGAACTGGCTGATTACTGCCAGCGGAACTCCGTTTGTCCGGCTACTTCTGAAACCGCCTCAAATGCGGTACGATTGAGAATTTTCACCGAACAGTTTACCGAACAATTTAAGTAATGGCTAGAACAATCGCAGAAATAAAGAAAGAAATGACGGATGCCTATATGTCAAACAGCATTATCCGTGACCTGTATGGCATCACGGGTGATGCTGACTTTGATTCGGTGTTTTCCCCCGTATCAATAGAAAGTACCCTGTTTTACATTTTTGCGGCAACAGCGCACGTCATAGAGCAAATGTTTGACCAGTTCAAATCGGACGTGGAGGAACGGATTGACGCCAATATCATACCGACCGTGCGATGGTATCATAGCAGTGCGCTGGCTTTCCAGTATGGTGATCCGCTGGTCTATGATCCGGAGAAATACCAGTTCCGGTATTCCGTTATCGACAAAACCAAACAGCTTGTCAAGTATGTGGCAGTCAAAGATCGCGGAGGAAGTATTCAGATACTCGTGTCCGGAGATGAGGGGGGACTTCCTTGTCCTTTGACCGGGGACGTTCTGACGGCATTTAAAAGCTATATGAATTCGATCAAGATTGCCGGGGTAATCTTGTCGATACAGTCAATTCCGGCAGATGACATCCGTATCAACGCGACCATAGAAGTCGATCCTATGGTTATCAACGCTTCCGGTATCCGCCTGACGGATGGTAGTAAACCAGTACTTGCCGCCATCAACGATTATCTGAAAGGTATCGAGTATGGCGGTAAATTCAATAAGACAAAACTTGTTGACGCGATACAGAGGGTTGAAGGCGTACTGGATATCGAACTTGGAGAATGTGCCGCAAAAGCGGCATCCGCTATGGAATATAACGTAATTAAAAATAATAACTATACGGCTGTAGCCGGGTGCTTCATCCTGAACAGCCTTGAAACCTCCCTGACTTATGTGGTATGATTTTGACATTATCAAATACGCGCAGTATGTGCTTCGTCCGTCATTGAGGAAAAGGAAGATATTTGCAATCATATCCATCTTCCTTCTCCCTTTAATCTTCATTTACACCCTGTTTAAAAGCTACCGTAAACAGGCTATCAACAAGCTGAATATAAACGGTCAGGTGATATATATCGAGAAAGTGCTGAACGACAGGTTTTTCTTGAAAAACAGGGAAATATACATCACTGATATTGCGGGAAAAGAATCGTACCTGTATCACCGCAGGGAAGAGCAAATCCCGTCCTACCTGTATAAACGGGGTGAAGGAGTGGGAAAGAAACACATCCAGCAGCGCGGTGAAGGGAACTATTCGGGAAATTACATGGTGAACATACCGTCGTTCCTGTCAACGTATGAGAATGAGATTAAAAACTTGATTGACTATTATAAACCAGCCGGACGAACCTACGTCCTTAAAATATACGAATATGAATAAACTGTTATTTAAAGAAGGCGGACAGCCATTTTATTTGGATGATTTGGAATTTATGCAAGAATCCACAGCAGACGTATTGAAAGCCATTTGTTCCGGGATGAAACTGGGAGAGAAACATATTCTGTTAAGCGATCCGGTCAGCACGGAAATCCTTGGTTCCAATACAGTGTATACTATTGTCGGAAATGGATATATCGTGATAGGTGATGAAGTTTATCCGATAAAACCGGATATTCTTACTGTGCCTACATCACAACCAGTATACTGGGTGGTTGTTCAGGAAAAATTTCAAAATGAAATATTTGCGGACAATTCTGAAGCGCAAGTATATGAGCGCAGGTATGTAAAACTGTCAACAACATATACAAAGTCAGATATGTATGTAGGCAGAAATGATGTAGTAACATTCAGGAATAAAATATTGGCTATTGTCACAGATTATTTGGACAAGACCATAATAGAAAAGGACATGAAAGCCCAGTTATCCCTAAGTGAAGTCGTTTCCGGAAAAGCAGAAATCATATACCGGGCAAAACAGACGGGCAATGAAACTGTCTATTTTAATATCTTGGCTGCTGCCAATACAGGAACTCCCATGATAGCTCCTGAAGTGAACGGCAAACGGAGATTATGTACATTTGATTCGTCTGTAAAGAATATTTCCGGAGTGTTCAGTCTATCGATGTCGTATGCAGATTCATGGGATAATCCACAATCAATGATTGTTCAACTCACATTCGATAACGGCAACTGTTATATAGCTTCAGCAGATGGCAGCCCACTTGTCCAAATGCCTGCAAGTACTATTTTAATCGAGGATACATTAAAGATTTAACTGATAATGGCAACAATATACGAATTAAAAAGACGGGCACAGGAACTTTCGGCAAAGAAAGATTCCTTATCCATATCACCTGAAGAAGTGGGCGGCTTGATTGATGAAACGCTGGATGTCATCAACGAAGCGGAGAAAAACCAGATCGGGTTGGGGATTCGTAACACATACACCACCGTCGCGGAGATGAACGCGGACAGTACTTCCCCGGTCGGTTCTGACGGAAAGCCGTTGAAATTCGGTCAGATCGTGACGGTGTATGACGAGAACACCCCCGATGCAGTCGACAATGGTAACATCTACGCCTTTCAAAATCCGGGGTGGAAACTTGTCTCAACGACAGGCAACCTTTCCGTATATGCAAAAAAAGAAGATGTAGAAACGGCAAAGAATACGGCTGATGCTGCACAAAATAAAGCCAACGAAGCCGCGGAATCCGCTAAAAAAGCGAATGAAAATATCGGAAAGCTGTCCGATAATATCGGCACGGAAGCGGAATCGGAAAGCGAAGACGGGACAGTATGGGGTAAACTTAAAAGCCTTTCTGACGATGCCGACGGTATATCACGGGGCGTGTCTTCCTTAATGGTAGATTTCGTACATCACTCAACAGAACGCTTCGACGAAATAGTAACAGACTCTTCCATTGTGTTGGAGCAGTCCAGTGCGCCTACTGAAGACGGTAAAATTGTATTTCTCGCCAGTCTGGGTAAATTTGCCTGCTTCGTTGACAACAAGTATTATCCAAGCTGGAAAGGTGTTGATGCCTATATGAATACCGACCGCACACACCCGCACGAGAATAAAATATACCTGTTCGGCAACAAGACCTACATCTACTTTGCCGGGGCTTTGCTTTCTGCCGACTCCGACGCGATGCAGTTAGCCGCGTCTGCGGACTTGGCTGCAAAAGCGGCAAAGAAATCGGCTGAAGACGCACAGGCTACCGCGTCTTCAGCATTATCGCTGGCTAACAAAGCCCTGTCCGTTATCAATGTCAACGAAATATGTGGCGGCTCTGTCTATTCCTTGTCCGCAGCCATTGCCGCAATTACGGAAAGGGAGAATGCGGATAATGTCACTTACCGCAAACCGGGTATCGTATTGACTTATAAAATTGCTGAAGGTGAATGGGAATCCAAACAGTTTGCCGGATCATCCCTTGAAGGCTTTGCCACAGAAGCGAACTGGACGGACTTCGGTGGTGCTGGTGGCGACATGACGGGCAAAGGCGCAGTGCTGCTGGTCGATGAAATTGCGCCATTATCAAACGGATACTATATTCTTCAAACGGCTATCAATGCCCTGACAGCTTACGAGACAGCAAATGAAACGGAATGCATCAAACCCGGTGTGGTTATCATCTACCGCACCGGAAAGGAAACATTCGAGTCCAAACAGTTGTGCGCGTCCCGTGCCGATTATAATGACTTGGCGGCATGGAACGACTTCGGTTCTGCCGCTGGGGGAACAGTCGAAACCGATTCCGAAATCATCAAGGACAGCGTGAACCCGGTAGCAGGTGGTGCGGTCTATGATGCCATGCCAGTCGACGTGGATGGCGAACAGGCGGAAGACGGAACGGTGCGTGTGTACATGAAGAACGCGGAAGGGTTTCCGCTGGGCGACGGTTTCACCTTTGCAGTCGGAACTGGTGGCGGTGGGGGCGTTGCCGGGACAATCGTGTATATCTATCCGCAAAAGACCTCCCTGTATGCCGCACTCGGAACTGACGACCTGACAATCAGGCTTGCAATCCTGTCACGTACCGGATCGGGTGAAGTGGTTTCATACAACAATATCGAAACCCTGCAACTGAAAGACAAGTCAACGGGGGAAACGCTTGAAACGTTCAACGTGAACCGGGAAAGTTCCCCGTCAGATACGGACTACACTTTTGCGATTCCCGTTAAAAGCTATTTCAGCGAAGCGATGAACCGCAAGTTTGTGGTCGTTGCCACCGATGACGGGGGAAACACCGCGCAGAAGACAATCAGCGTCACGGCTGTAAACCTGAAACTTTCCCGTGTATGGGCTTTGTACAAAACATTGCAGGAAGGTTCGGGACTCATCACCATGACGGACGTGTTCAAACTGTCCTCCGCCAATAAGTCAACCGTTACGGCACATATCAAAATAGGCGACGAATGGAAGCTGATCTCACAAACCAGCGTGGCTTCCACACGCTCACAGGACTTGCAAATCAACGTTTCGTCTTTGGGACTGAAACATGGTGCATATACTGTCAGGATTGTCGCACAGGACGTGGAATCGGGCGTATGGTCGAACTACCAGTTCTTTGATGTGATGATTGTCAACCCGTCAAGTCTTATGCCTGTCGTGGCGCTTGCGCATTCCGAAGAAACGGAAACGGCATGGTCAGTCAAGAAGTATGCAAACCTGAACATCGAAGTGGCGTGCTATGATCCCAGCCATGTCGCTACCGATGCCCATGTCGAAATACACAAGGTCGCGAAAGTTGCCAATACCTCTACCGGAGACAACAGTGAAACCGATACGGTGCTGACTACCGTATCAGTAGGACGTAACAGTACATTCAACCTGTCCACCCGTGTCGACGGTTTTACGATTGCGGACAATATCAGGAACGTGCTGGGTATTTACGGCAAATGCGGAGCCGGAGAAAGCAATACGATCGAGTACTCCGTTAACAGTTCCGTCATAGACATCAATGGTGACTCCAGCTATATGATTTGTTTCAATCCGGCAGACAAGGACAATTCGGATCAGGACAAGTCATGGCTGTACGGACTTTATGAAATGAAGCAGACCGGATTCAACTATTCCACGAATGCCTTTGTCGCTGACAAGACCGAAGGAAAAGCGTTCAAGGTTTCGGATGATGCC